TCTCTGAGGAGACATATGAGAAGCTTGCTAAAGCAGGACTCCCGAAGGAGTTAGTCGATAGCTATGCAGCTGGTCAACAGGCTTTGTTACAATCTGAAGAAGGAGAAATAAAGAGTGTAGCTAACGGACAGTTTGACGCTATGGCTGAGTGGGCTAACGATAATTTACAACAGGAGGAGATCGATGCATTTGATGATATTGTTCCTACGGGAACTAAAGAACAAGCTAAGTTCGCAGTTAAATCTCTTTATGATAGATATACACAAGCTAATGGTTCCTCACCTCGATTGGTGCAAGGAGCTGTTACTGGTGGTTCTACTATGCCTTTTAAGTCAATGCAAGAACTAGCCCGTGCTCAGTCTGATCCTCGATACAAGTCAGGAGACAAAGCTTATCACGAAGAGATTGACAGAAGACTTTCTGTAAGTAGACTGTAAGGTAATTCATAAAGATATGTGTGTGTGACGCCTTGGACTTCCAAACTTTTTCCCCTGTGCTTTTTGGTTTGCATAGGTTTTTTCACTGGATGTTCCAAGGCGTCCTTCTATCCGGGCATAGGAGCTACAAGTGGTGCTGCTGTTGGTAGCATCGGTGGCCCTGCTACTGCTGCTGGTGGTGCTGCCATTGGATGGGGAGTAGGAGAAGTATCTAAATACATGGAAGAAAACCAACATTTAACAGCACAAGTTCAAGCTTTGAGTGAGGGAGATGTACAGCAATTAGTAAAGAATCAGCTCGATGAATCAATGGATAACGGCTTCTTTGACGGCTTACTCACTGAATTTTATGGCTTGCTAAAGGTGTGCCTTGTGGGTGTAGTCTTATGGAATGTCATACCGATCATATATACGAGGTACGTTCACAAGAAGGCAAAGGGTTAAGTTCCAATTGCAAAGATACCGCAGGATTTATAAAGCGTTGAGCAACAAAGATAAAGCAGTAGTATTGACAACTCTGTGTTTTATCACTTTACTAATAGTAATAATTTTATAGACAACTAGCGACGATTAGTTCCTCGACCTACTGCGGTAGACAATCCTGTGTTAACGAAAGAAGTGAAAGTCACCCAAACAAATACATTAACAAATAACTTAAACATAGGAGATTATATATTATGGCAGGAGAAGGTATAACAGATCCCAGTCGTGTAGGTCTTAGAGGTGCCGGAGCAGGATTACTTGCAGGTACTGATAACAATGAGTTGTTCCTCAAAAAGTTCAGCGGAGAAATTCTGCAAAGCTTTGAAGAGTCTAACATCTTTAAACCACTACACACTATTCGTACAATTGAGTCAGGTAAATCCGCTCAGTTCCCAGTAACAGGTATTGCTTCGGCTAACTACCACACACCCGGTGAGAACATCGCTGAGGAAGGTGGAGCAACAAGCAAGTACCTTAGTGACATCAAGAAAACAGAACGTGTTATCACTATTGATGATATGTTAGTAGCTTCTACTTTCTTGGCTAACATCGACGACATGAAGAACCACTACGACATCCGCAGCGTTTACGCTAACGAGTTGGGTAAGGCTCTTGCAAAACGTTTCGATGAAGCTCTTGCTAAAGTATTCATTGCTGCTGCTCGTTCCGACGCTAACTTGTCTGGTCGTCCAGCTGGTGGTATTCTTGACGTTTCCGCTAACGCATTCGTAGCTCTCGGAGCAGCTAATACTGATGTTACAGACCCAACAGGTGCTGAGTTAGTTGCTGCTTTGTTTAGTGCTGCTCAAAAGCTTGACGAGAATGACGTTCCTAGTGACGGTCGCTTCTGCGTATTGCGTCCACAAGAGTACTACAAGTTAATCACTGGCGGTGCTGGTGCGTTGGCTATCTCTACTTCCGCAGTCAATAAAGACGTCGGAGGTGTAGGAAGCATCGCTTCTGGATCGATCCCACAAGTTGCAGGTATTACTATCTACAAATCCAACCACATCCCTTCCACTGATTTATCAGCTGTTGCTACTGGTGACGGAGCTGCTGCTAATGATGTTTTCGGTGCAGGCGGAAGCGGGTACAACGGTAACTTCACCAACACACTTGGTATTGTTTCTCACAGTGCTGCTGTTGGAACCGTTAAACTGCTTGATCTCGCTACCGAATCCGAGTATCAGATCGAGCGTCAAGGTACGCTTTTCGTAGCTAAGTACGCTATGGGTCACGGAATCCTCCGTCCTGAGTGTGCTATCGAGCTTCTGAAGTAACCACTCTCTCTCGGTGCTGGGGAGGTCTGCGATTCGTTCCGCTCCCCTCTACCGAGAACTCTTTCTTTTTTTTTGATTTAAAGCTATGGCACTGACTACTAAATTAAACGCTGTTAACACAATGATCTCCGTTATAGGAGAAGCTCCAGTAAATACATTAGGAGGTACAAGCGTACCAGTAACAGTTGTCCAAGCAGAAACCGTATTAGACGAAACAAACAAAGCTATCCAATCAGAAGGGTGGCATTTCAATACGGAACATAACTATGTGTTAACTCCTGACGCAGGTACTAGTAAGATAAACCTGCCGAGTAACACACTAAGGGTAGACTTAGACCCACAAATTTATACAGACTCAGACCCTGTGCAGCGTGGACTTACATTGTATGACCGCAAGAAGCACACGGATGTCTGGTCTAAGGAGGTTAAAGCCTCCATTACTTTCGAGTTGGACTTTACAGATTTACCTGAGCAGTTCCGACATTACATTACTGTTAAAGCAGCCCGTATCTTTTCCAACCGCTTCTTAGGCAGTAGGGAGATAGAAGGCTTTGCTTTGAGAGATGAGATAGAAGCTAAAGCTAGAGCAGTCGATAGTGACGCTGAAGCTTCTGACAGAACTATATTCGACAACTACAGCGTACTTCGAGTGCTAGACAGATAAACGATGCCGTTACTCGTAACAAGTGTACCGAACCTTGTCCAAGGCATATCGCAACAGCCTGACAACTTAAGGTATCCCGGTCAAAGTGATGAGCAGATAAATGCTTGGTCTACTGTTGTTGAGGGTTTGGTGAAGAGACCGCCTACTGAGTATGTAAAGAAGACAGAGAATAGAGTAGACACAGATAACGACCTGTTTACTCATTTTGTTAAGAGAGATGAGTCGAATAAGTATGTAGTAGCTGTCTCTCTGAATGGTGCTAATGTAAGTCTTGGTGTGTTAAATACAGAGGATGGAGTAAGGATTCCTGTCTCTGCTACTGCTACTGCTGCTAGTTACCTAAGCGGTATAACAAATCCTAGAGAAGACTTAAAAGCACTGACAGTAGCTGACTATACATTCCTTGTTAATAAGAAGAAGGTAGTCGCTAAAAGCACAGAAGAAGCTACTTACTCTAGAGTGCCTCCCAAAGAAGGTTTGATTGTTGTTAAGTTAGGAGACTACGAAAAGAACTACAGCGTCTTTATTAATAACACCTTAGTACCCTATGATAGTACCGTCTTTCCGGCAGGTCACGGTGGTCACGATCCTTCTGGTAATGGAGGTGTTGGTGCTGCTTCTTATCAATCTGGAGCAGGTTCTACTAGCGGTTATAACGCAGACACTACACATATAGCTCAGGATTTAAAGGATTTAATAGAGTCTTACATAACAGTAAACTCTACAGCTACCACTCAATCTGTACAAAACGTAGGCATATCTGGCGGGTTTGGTTTACCTTACGCTCCTATTAGAGACGCTGCTACAGTTTCACCAGTAAACATAAATCAATACAGTTACAAGATTGAATTTACTTTAACTCAAGGAGTAACAGGGACGGGAGCTAAAGGATACATTACTACAGCTTTAGACGGTTCGGTTACAAGTTCAGGACTCACACAGCAAGGCACAGGTTACGACGCTAACGCAGTATCTACTTTAGAGTTGCAGATATACAGAGGGCAGTGGCGTTTTATTAATCCTATGTTAGGCACAAACTGGATGGGTTGGGAGTTATTCCAAACGGTTACAGCTGCAAACGCAAGTAACTTTGGCTATACCTTTCCTACTTTAGGCACGGTAGTAATACCTAATACCGCAGGGTCTACTTATGAAGTAGATGTACGAGAGAGTGTTATCCGTTTAAAGTCTGTAAGGTATGTAGTTCACAATACTGTTTTTTATTCTTTAATTAAAGAACACACAGCTGCTGCTAGTAGTGAGCCGGGCGTGGGAAGTGACTGGACAGAGTATTGGGTAGAAGCACCCGCATCTGTTACAGCTGCTCAAGCGTGGGCTACAGGCTCTCTTTACAATCTTTCTGATTTTGGTTTACGAACTTCAGACGGCTTATCAGACCAAGGGTTGGGTGTCGTTTATAAAGAGGTTAATAATATAACGGAACTACCTACTGTTTGTTATAACAATTTTAAAGTTAAAATAATAGGAGATGCGGAGTTAGCCCAAGACGACTACTATGTAAGGTTTAAAACTAAAGACGGTGAAGATTTCGGAACAGGCACTTGGGTTGAGACCGTAGGATGGTGGAATGATGGAAGCTCGACAGTAGTGCAGGAGGCTTTACAGAACGCTTTTGATCCTACCACTATGCCTATTACTTTAAAGCCTGTGTTTGGTGATCCTACAGCTGTGCCACCGGAAGACCCTACAAAAGTTGTAAGTTTTAAACTACAGACACCAAACGAAGACACAACAGAAGCACCTAGGTGGGCAGCAAGAAGTGCAGGAGATAATTATACCAACCCATTCCCTTCTTTTGTAGGCAGAACCATTAACGATGTCTTCTTCTTTAAGAACCGCTTAGGCTTTCTAACTGACAGTAACATTATCTTCAGTGAGGCCGATGAGTACTTTAACTTTTTCCGTACTACTACTCAGCAGTTACTTGACTCTGCCCCTATAGATGTAGGACTCAGTCACACAAAAGTAGCACAACTGCAACACGCTCTACCTTTCCAAGAGAAGCTTATGTTATTTAGTAGGCAGTCTCAGTTTGTGTTGAGAGGTGCTGACTTGTTAACTCCTAAGACTGTAAGTATATCACCCGTTACAGAGTACGATATATCAGACAATATAGACCCTGTTGCTCTAGGTAACTACATATACTTCCCATTTAAGCGTGAAGCGTTTGAGGGGATGTATGAATACTTTGTTGATAACAATACTGAGGTGTTTGAAGCTAATGAGATAACAGCACAAGTGCCTAAGCTTATACCTTCTAACATTACACATCTCGTAGGTACAGCTTCTGAGAACATGATCGTAGCTAAGTCTAGCGATGACGATTACACACTGTTTGTTTACAAGTACTACTGGCAGAATAAGGAGAAGATACAAAGTGCTTGGATGAAGTTTACATACAGCCGTAAGATACGAGGCTTTGACTTTATAGACTCCGACTTGTTGTTACTGACAGAGGACACAGAAGGATTACACTTAGAGAAAGCTACAATGGAGAACGGACTTGTTGATGACGGTCTGTCTTATAAGTTGTACCTTGATAGTAGGATTGATAGTAGCGACTTAACTGCTACCTACGACGCTGCTACTAAGACTACTACGATTAGCGGCTTTCCTTATGATCCGGGTCTTACTTGGGATAACATTACTCAGACATGGGAGAATTTCGGTGTGCCTTTCGGCATAAACCACGGTATACAGATATACACAAAAGGTGGTACACTTAAAGAGTTTACGAGAACATCAGCTACAGCAGGTACAGTAAGCGGTGATCTATCTTCTACTCCGTTCTTTGCAGGTATCCCGTACAATATGTTGTACAGGTTCTCCAATCAGATACTGAAGCAACCAACAGAGCGAGGAGGACGAAGTGCTTCTGACTACACCTTTCAAACGATTCGTAACGCTAGTATTGAATACGCAGATACTGGACACTTTACTGTGGAAGTTACACCACGATTTAGAGATACATACACGTACCCCTACAACCCAGCGTTACTTGCTTCTATCTCCACTCTTAACGACTTCACACCTGAGAGCGGACACTTTAAATTTGCAGTACAAGCTCAACCTAATGAAGTAACCATTGAGATAAAAAGTGATTCAGCCTTGCCTTGTAAGCTAGTAGCTGCAGAGTTTGAATCTATGGTTATACCGAGGAGTAAGAGATATGGAAGTTAAAGTAGAACAAGCACAGCCTGATATGGATGCCTTTGACTTGTACGACGACATGAGGGAGGAAGACATGATTGAATGTATCGGTCTTATGCACCACCCTAAAGATGCAGTTGTTGAGTCCTTTGTATCGTCTTGTAAGTGTTACAGTGTGAGAAGCGAGGACGGATTACACTGCTGCTTTGGTGTTAGTCCTAGAGAGAACAATGTAGGAGTTGTGTGGTTGCTTGGTACTAGGCAGTTACCTAAGATTCGAAAGTATTTTTTAAAGCACTCTAAGCAATATGTTGAGGAGTTAATGGAAGGCTTTGACTACTTAACAAATGTTATAATGAAGACCAACTACCTTAGTTATCGGTGGTTGCAGTGGTTGGGTGCTGAGTTTAACGATTGCCAACTAGATGGTTATCAGTCATTTATATTAAGGAGTAAGTAACGATATGTGTAGCCCAACTTTAGCAATAGCAGGTTTATCGGCAGCAGCTGGCGTGGGACAGTCTGTGGCTGGATACATAGGTGCTAGTAGACAAGCTAAACAACAAGCAGCTTATCAAGCACAATCGATTGCTATGGCACAGCGAAAAGCTGCTATGCAGAAAACAGTTGCTAAGATGGAAAGACAGCAGCAGGTGGAAGCAGTAGCCCAAGAAAAAGGTAAGGTTGCTAAGAGAGGAAAAGAAGCACGAGCGACAGCTACGGTAGCAGCAGGTGAGGCTGGTGTATCAGGTCTTTCAGTACAAGCTTTAATGGATGATTATATCAGACAACAAGGAGGACAAGTGGCTGCACTTACTTCGCAAGATAAACTTTATGCATTGCGTCATGGCTTAAATCTTGAGCAAATAGCTTTAGCTTCACAACAAGAAATCATGGGATTAGACAGGCCTATAGATAAACCTAGTAAGTTAGGGTTAGGATTAGGTATATTAAGTTCGGGGTTGAGTGCTTATGGTACTTACAAAGGTTTAGAAGCTGCTGCTCGCCCTGCTACTATACAAACTAGTATGGGTACATCTTCTTATATGCCGGATACAGATCAATATTCTTTACCTGCACGATCCCCTCTTATGATAGGAAGACCCTAATGGCTAAACAACGAGTACAAGTACAAGGTTTAGGAGAAGCTCCTACAGTTCAACCTGTAGACCTCCCCGGCTTTCAATATGGAAGAACACAGAAGCAAGCAGGTACTAATAACTTGTTAAAACTTGCAGGAAACCTTGAGCAGTTTGGTAAAATAACAAGAGGTTACGCTAGTCTTGTACAGCAGGAGTCAGCTAGAGATCAACAGCTACAACAAGCACAAGCCATACAACAACAAGAAGTTCAGCGGGAGCAAGAGAAGTTCGATCAGGTGTTATTGAAGCAGCACTTGAATACAGTAACGCTTCCTAGTTTACAGCAGCAAGCAGAAGCCTTAGTAGATGTACAGAAGCATACGAAGAGGGAACAAGCATCACAAGCTATTGATGAAGTAATCAGTAAAGAATGGGAATCGTTGAGTGAAGCTTTAGGTGGAGATGTGGCGGATAGCTTGGCTTCTAAAGCTTTGTGGAACTCAGTTGTTCCTGGAGTAAAAGCAAAGTTAATGTCTCAGTATGAGAAGAACAGGGAAAAATTTGTATCTGATACAATTGGTAATGAGATTGGCGTTTATTTAGAGCCTATATTAAATCGATATGATGAAGTATCTGAGCAATATGTTATCGATGAAGGCGGCATTAAAAACGCTGTTAAAATATTCGATGCTAGATTAGCTGAATACTTACCTAATTTAACTAAACCAGAACGCAGTCAATTTTTGGTCGATAGGTTCGCTATTAAATTAAATGGCCTATATGAACAACAAAGATTTACGGATGCTGCTCGTATGTCCTCAGTTTTAAAAAGCGTAGAGTTAAACGGTTACCCTATATTTAAAACAACAGCTGCTGAAGCTGAACTCAATAAAATAGACGGTAAAGTAAATAGAGCTATACAAACTTACTCTGATAAAAAAGATACTAGAAGAATAGATGTATATACAAACACTGTTTCTGAGGTAATTAAAGGGTTAATGCAAATAAAATCTAGGGATCAATTAGAAGCCAACCCTGTACTTAAAGAGGAGATAATGGAATCGTTTTCTTTTCAAGGATTAGGAAACGGAAAGGCATTAACACAAGAGGTTAAAGAAGCTGCTATTGATTATATATTTGATGAAGCACAACCGGGTTTAACTGTGCAGAAGTTTAGATTGAAATTAAAAGAGTTAGCGAGGCTTGGCGGAGAACCATCTAGAGATCATTTGATGAGAGGTATGGATGAGATAAATAAAAAAGTTAAAGAAGCTTTGGAGACTCCGTTCGATCCTGTTGTATTAGATAAAGAAACGAAAAGAGATATTATTGAAAACGACCAATATGGATTAAGAAAACAAAAACAACTCAATCCAAAATTATCTCTTTACGAATTTAGAAGAGATCATCCCATAAAATTTGAAGAGTTCCCTGAACTGAGAAAGGAATTTGCTGAGTTAGATAAAGGTAGTTATGTGTACGATTTAAATTCATTCAAGCAAGCTAAAGATATTATTGATAATAAGTTATCTCAGGTGGACGCATCTATAATAGACTCAAAGGAAATAACAGATTCCAACGAGAAAAATATGATTAAATCTTTAAGAGAGGCTTATGTCACATCTATTCTTAGTGATGTTCAAGAAAAGCTTATAGAGAAAGGTAAACTTCCTGAAGTTATTGAGGCAGATAATCAAGACAGGGAAATAAGAAGCGAATTAGAACAGATTCTAGGGACTCAAGCTGAACGATACAAAGCTCAAACCGAAACTATTTTAGATTTAAAAACACAATTCGGTAAACCTTTTACTACGGAAGAAGCTAGCGTAGAATTAGATACGGAAGTTAAACTCAGAAAGACTCGTAAAAAAAGAGAAGCAGAGCTAGTCGAGTTTAAATCGTTACAAAAACCTAAAATAATTTCTAAGAAAGTAGGTAAGCGTTCTGTTTCAGTTCCTGAAGTCATAGGCTATGATGTTATTAAACAAGATAGACAAAAAATGATGGAGGGTGGTTCTCAAACTAGAAGTCACTTAAGGATGTCGCTTGCTAAGTACGGTTTTCAAAGTTGGAATCCTACAGAGTCTGTACCTATGCTCGACCAAGCTAAACTTAGTTTTAGAGATGTTAGGTTAGTAGGTAGTTACGCAGAGTTATCTAAAGTGATGGATAGATGGATTCCTGTTATGTATAAAGATATAGGTTACATCGAACAAGATGACGGTGCTTTTATTCAAGGAGACGTAGAACCTTTGACTGAAGATGAAATTAAAATTAGAGAAGAATATCAATCTTTTGGTTTAGTTCCGTTAAATGAAGACGATATAATTAAAAACGTATTAGACGGACCTGAAGGTTTTGAGGAATCCCAGATAAGCAAGCTTAGATGACCGAAGAAGAATATCGAAAGTACAAGGAGGAAAGAAGAAAGAAATTGGGGATCGCAGCTATCCCCGAAATTCAAACCCCAGATGTCCCCGAAGTTCCAGAATATACAATAACATCTGAAGCTAATCCTGAAGTACCTCAAGAAGTAATAGATGCGTATGCACAAGCTCAAGGTGAAATAGAAGAGGGAAGTTATATAACAGGAACGCTTTTAGGTGTAGGTGGAGAATTAGGTTTAGGTATAGGTTTATCTAGGCAACTACACAAAAGTCAAAAGTATTTGAAATGGGCTAATGGTGCAAGGCGTGTAGCTGTGGCTGGTATTGTTACTCCTGAACCTTCTTCTACAGTTACTGGTCTTGTGGGACTTGCTGCAACTGAAGCTGTTATATGGGGATTTTCAAACTTTGTAGGCCAATCGATACGACAAAGTTTAGGCTTGCAGGATGAGTATTCAGTTGGGGAAGGCATCGCTGCATCCGTATTCGGTGTGGGTCTTGTTACTAAAGCTGCTGATAAAGTTTTCAGATTAGGTCCCGGTATAGGTTCAGCCAATGCTTGGAAAGGGCAAACTGCTTTAGTTAACGGTGTTGAAACTTTTATAAGTGGCAGTGCGTTAGGTATAGCTGAATCTGCATTGCGTCAAGAAATTGAAGCACAGATGAACGGTAAAGAGCGTAACACTTATGACTATCTGTTTTCTGGTGTAGCTGGTGGAACTTTCAATACTTTGTTTTCGGTGTGGGGACGCACGGGTAAATGGGGGCGAGAGCAAGCTAACGAAGCTGCCAATAACGCCAAGAAACGTTTACTTAAAGATAAAGCTGATCTAATTACTAAACAAAACAAACTAGCAGGTCGAGCTGGAGCGGCAGCCAGGCGTAAGATTCAAGGAGATATAAACGAGATTGATCAAGCTGTAGAAGTTATAGATGATGGTTTGAAAGAAATAAAAGGTGCTGACGAAACTCTTACGAAACAAGAACAAGAACCAGTAGCTGATGATATACCTGAAGTCAAAATCGAGGAAGAGGCTCCTATATTAGAAGCAGAAGATATAGTTGAAATTAAAAAACAAGATGAGGAAGTTGTAACATCTAAGGATTTAGAGGAGGAAGCAACGCAAGTTAGAGAAGCAGAGGAAGGAGTTGTCGAAGAACCTACTAAGCTAGAAGAACAACCGGATGTTGTAGAAGAAGAAGCACAGCCTAGATTTGTGGATGACGAAAGGGAAGAAGCTTTTGACGCATTGGTACGGCAGACTGAAACATATGGTTTTGTTAACATAGCAGATAACAGAAGGATGGGGCGTATATCTCAAAGGTTATACGAAAGAAGTAATAGAAACTTTGAGGTATTCTCTAAAAGATTACGGGAAGATATTACTGATGTTGATACAATTCAGCAGTTTCTCAATGAAGTAAAGTTCTTACGTAAACTAAATAGAGAGGTACGTTATCCTATTGAGTTAGCAGCTGGTGGAGGTGTTCAGGCTTTTCGTGGAGACTCTGATAAGTATGCGTGGAGGAATCAAAAAGCTAGTTACGCTAACCAAATAGAAGATGCAGCATACGCTAAGTTGGAAGCTGATTTAGAGATAGCAATAGGTAAAGGAACATTATCTGAAGATGCTGACCTACTCAAGCAACACAACGACTATGTAGAAGTTGACGAACCAAAGGTCGCACCTAAAGACGAAGCTGACTTAGAGATTGATGACGCTTTGATGGAGGCTCCGGTTTCTAAGGAAGTAGATGTTGAAACTAAACCTGCTAAGGAAGTAAAACAAAACTTAGGTAAGCGTAAGAAGAAGCTCCAAGAAAGGTTGGAAGAATTACAACAACGCTTC